CGATATGGATTTGTTTGTGTAACAATACTTGTTCCCAAACTAGGATCATATGTGTCAATTTCAGACGCTAGTTGCCTTCCACTAAAGTATGCCGAATAAGTGAAGAATGAATCATCCAGCGGAACAGAATTTGCAACCAATGAAATTGCCTTTGTTTCGCCTGTCGAGATGTCCACATAGTTATTACTGATGTCGGTAAAGAACTGCACTCCATTTGAAGCATATGTGATGACTCCAGCAGAAAATAAAGATCCAGAGTTTGCACTCTCCTCATATCCAGACTTTCCATCAAGACCCTTTGCACGAACCGACATCTTGTAGATGTTTCTTTCGTCGAATGGTATTTTTTGATTCCAGACCAAGAATCTTTCTGTTTGATTTTTTTCTCTGTAATATCTATTCTCTTCATGATCATCATTAAATGAGAGTGTGTCGCCAACAACCAGAATCTTTCCTGCTGCGTCAACCGTGTCCGTTCCGGGTCCGCCAATCAGACGCATCTGACCAGCACCATTAGCAGTATACCAAGGACCAATATCTGAAACTGCTACTTCTGGGGTAAACTCGACTCCGGGGTTGTCAAATCTGATCCATGCGATCTGATAAGTGTCTCCTATCGCATTGCGATATTTGGGATTCCGAAGCAGATTATTAGTTCTCCAAGCTCCTCCGATATCATAGCGAATCCTATCAATTATTTGATGAGTTTCTAATTCTGCATGTTTCCACGCTGGACGATCTGCTAAATCATAACGATAAACGTGCCACTTTCCCATTTTCATTCTTGTGGGATCTGTGTTATATCTTTTCATATACACAGATGCTCTTCGACTTCCAAAATTGACCGAGTTATTAGCCCAGAATAATTGAATTTGTGGTGAAGTATCTTCCTCGTCATATACAGCATCCACGGTTTGTCTCATACACAGAGATACAGTGCTATACTCTGTAGAAAACCCTAGACCCCTATCTTCCAGATCAAGACTGTACGAGTATGGGTCAATATAAGTACCAGCACTGCTTTCTCGATCAACCAACTGCTCAAGAACATTTATAGAATCTGCCCCGCCGGTTGAAACTATTTTGTGACTCGAATGTTGCGGAACAAAACCATGTGGTCTGGTATTTCCAACTTTCTGATTGGTAAAATCGAACAACAAACCAACATTAGAACTCGAAAAAGAATTTGCGGATTTAGGAAATAGATGATCTATGCCAACACTTGAAGAACTTTCGGATTGTCGAAGAATATTTCCGGGTTTGATGTTGTATGAAACGTTTGTTCCGAAGTTTCGATCAATATAGTTGTCAAACGGCGAAAACATATTATCACTATCTGGATACGAATAATTATCATTCATAAGATTTGTAGTGGCAAGAGGCAGAACAACAGAATTAAATGTTTTTTCTGAACCACGAGTATAAATTTTTTCGTGAAGCTGGAATTGACCATCCAAAGTGTTTTGATCAAGAACAAGAAATGCCTTCTTTGGCTGGTGTATTCTAAGAAACTCTGGCTCCATCACATGCTCAATGTCTCGCGTAACATTGTTGGCGAGCATTCGTGGAATGTGACTATTCGCATGTCTACCCGGCTTAAAGCTCATCGTCTGATCTGTCGGAATTACATGAACCTCGTTGACCATTGCAGACGCGCCTGATGTAACACCAATGATCTCACGTTCTGCCATATCCTCAAGTCCTTCGATATAAGGAACCATGAGGTAAGACTCTCTTTGATATTCACCACCACTTGCAATAAGAATTTCGTCAATTGGCAATCGAATATCAATCTCTTCATTAAATAATAGTCGAAAAAGATATTTGAAAGAATCTGCCGTACCAACAGACCGATAAAAATCTAGAATGTTCTTCTGGAAGTTTCTTCGATTAGCCGAACTCTTAAATTTTTCAGGGAGAAATTTCCCATATTGTGCATTAAAGGAACGTGTGAAGTTATCAAGATCTGTCGTATCAATATCACCAAGATCAGGAATAATTTTTGTTGCCGAATCTACACCATAGTAGTAGGTGGAAGAATCCGTGGCAGTCGTAATCAAAGAGTTGTTTGCCAAAAACTCATAATATTTCTCTATGAAAGTGACAAAGGTGGGATGTTCTGATTGGATGAACTCTGGAATATGATCCGACACCAATAGAGATGTCTGATGTGAATTTGCAGTTACGACAACGTTTCCCATAATATATTAATAGCTCCCTACTCTTTTACTCTCGATAATATCAGTTTCTTTGATCATTCTAATCACGCTGTTGGTAGTATCAATAGTTGTGATTATGGTTCTAGCTCCAGACAAATCTCTACTCTCTGGATTTGCATATAATCGAAGGGTGGATGCTAATCCTACAGTACCCGTGACAGTCAATTGAAGATCAACAATTCCTTCCGTGTAGCTTATTCTTCCAACAGCCGCTCTTGGAAATTGTGTTGTTCCCCTATTTTTAGAACCAATTCCTCGTCTGATAAATATAGTTCCGTCCAGATCAAACAATTCAACATTTGTAAATCCGGGTATATTAAAAAGATCAGATCTCAAAATACTTTGGTGTCCAGCATGAGGGTGATGAAAGGGATTTGAAAAATCAATTCTGTAGTCGGCAAAAGTTCCGGCTCTAACAGCAAAAGATCTCATCATTGTGACTTCTGTTGTAGAGTTTTTAATTGATATTTCACTATTATCAATTTCTCTCGTCAGTACAGAGTTTCGATAAATTTCGTCAAATTTATTGAGCGTTGTGGAGGAGTAGTTTGCAATTGCATTCTTGACAACAGTTACCACTTGATCTTCGGTTCTGACAGTTTGCCTTGGATCATACGTTACAGAACAATCAAGAAGAACTGTCAAATAATCTGGATCAACAATAACGGGTTGTACCCCGATGACACTTCTTGTCTTAATTAATTCGTTCTGGATTCGATATTTTTCTGCCGCAGACATTCTTAAACCAGAAGTTGGTTTGGCTGCAATGTAAACTCGACCATATTCCGGCGGATCTAGATCTGCTCCAGACCAAACACGAACAGCCTCAATTGAACCATAATCATTCAAAAGCCTCGCGCGATAATCGTCTCCAGTGACAACACGTTTTTGCATCTGAAATTCACGAGGAGCATTTGCTCTAATATTTGCCGCAGTTTCTCTCTCTGATCCGGCAATTGATCGTGGGTAGCCAGACGAAAGTGTTGCTGTTATTCCAGTCACACCATTCACCGAATCAGCAAAGGTAAATATTTTGGCACCATTTCCATCTGAACCTAACATCGAAAGATTATACTGAAGTTCGACCTGATCTCCTGTTTCTGGAGATTTTCCTACGACGCCATCTCCAAAGTATACCTCATATTTTTCTTGACGACCCTCTTGAACAAAATACACCTTTGAAGTAGCGGTGATATCCGTGATGTCAGTTGCCTTTGAATATACCTCACCACCCAAAGCAACAACTAATGTGTCTAGATCAACATCAACAGAAGGAATTAAGAACTTTTCATTCTCGACACCTTCTGCCGTAAAGGTAGAAGATGTGAATAAACCCTCTCTAACTTCAATACCCGCACCTGCATATGTTCCTGAAGAAGGTTCAGTTTCCTCAATAATGTGGGTTTCTGTAGTTAAAAATGTGTACACACCAGAACCAATTGATGTAGTAAATTTAGTATTTTTTGGTAAGCGAATGCTTGAGCCTGTTCCAGTGATTGTTAAGTCTAGATTGACCGTGGAGCCCTTTCTTGATGATGGAGTGTATCCAAGCTGTTTGGCAATTGAAACGATAGAGGAGCGAAGAGTTGCGCTATCAATAAACATTTCACTTGCAAGCATGTTGATGTAAAAGGCATTGTAGTGTGTGTTGTAGGCAAGAACATCAAGAAGAATATTCATACCAGAACCTTCAAAGTCGTAACCAGAAAACTCTGTCTGACCACTAAGATACGATTTAAGCGCGCCCTTAATTTTGTCAAAGTCAAGTTCTGTAATCTTGAGCTTATTTGTTGTTGTAGTATATGCTGATGACATTTATCTATATCTCTCCAAAAAGAAAACAGTTTGCCTTTCGACTTCTTCATTTACAATGAAAAACCTCAAAGAAATATTATAACCATTCTCATCCTCAACTGCTTGAACGTTAATTTCATTCAACTGGACTCTAGGTTCAAAGTTATTTATGACATTTTTTATGTCGGTTTCTAATCTTAATGTTGTTGCTACAGTCATTGGTTCAAATAAATGACGAGTTATATTTGACCCGACTTCAGGATGAAAAGGTTTATCAAAATGGTTCATCAAAAGAAGATTTCTGACTGAACGCACAACAGCATCAGCATCCTTTTTTGTGGAAAGGTTTCCTGTATTTGGATGTGCAGTAAATGCTAAATCCAGATCGTTATATGTCTTTATAATAGGCAATTAAAAATCCTCCAATAGTATTTAGGATCTTTGTCGAAGATCACTGACATTTGGTGAAACATCACTGGAATCGCTCAGAACAAGGGTGCCGCCCGCTGCAAAAGTCATATTCCCACCAGCCGCAAAGGTCACATCACTAGCTGAAACAACCAATTCTTCTCCAGCTCTTAAATTAATACCTCCACCACTACTAACAGTAGCATCTCCACCACTACTAACAGTAGCATCTCCCTCACTACTAACAGTAGCATCTCCACCACTACTAACAGTAGCATCTCCCTCACTACTAACAGTAGCATCTCCACCAATACTAACAGTAGTGTCTCCACCAATACTAACAGTAGTGTCTCCATCACAATTCAAATCAACATTCCCGCCACAATTCAAATCAACATTCCCAACAACATTAACATTACACACACCTTCAATTTTTACGTTCTTATCCCGTATAGTAACAGAAAAATCGTCACCGACAACCTTTGTTACCTTTGATCCATTAGGATGAATCTCATAAAATGTTCCTGTTCTATGTGTCTCTTTAATTCTTTCGGCATTAGGCGTATCGTCAACTTCACGAATATGACCGCTGTCAGATTCTTCAACTGTATTGTATGGATATAGTGCAGCATATGGTGTTTCTGGCTCTACAATTTCATCACCAGTAGTTGTGGTAATTGTCGAACGGTCAAGTCTATGGGTTTGTGTCATCGTCGCTTCCTCAATGCCACGAGCAAGCCTTGGTGTATTTATTTCATTGACCCGAATTTCACCATAATCAGTGATGCTTGTTGGCGCGATAGTCCCATCTAAAGTAACAACTCTAAGTTTTTGTGGTTGGTCTTGAATAGGGGTTCCCGCACCAACTCGATCATCAACTCCACCAACTTCACCAATCCTTTCGACAGGAAATGCTAAATTTATCAAATTTACTGGTTGCTGGGATTCATCAAATCCGTTAGTGTTTCCGGGGTTGGCATATCCAGTGTTGATCGTACCCAACATAACAAGATCTTGACCGAGTTTACCATCTCGATAAAACCCCATGACTCTTGTTCCCGGTTTCAATGCAACCAATTTACCATGAGGATTGTTAAGCGGCAATAATGGATATGCCCAAGGAATGTGTTCAGTCGGAAGTTCGGTTTTCGACAACGTGTTGTGACCTATAACTCGGACTTTACATCTTCCCGCACCAGTAGGATCAAGGTTGTCTTCAACAACACCTTCCCACCAAAAGAAATTTCCAATTTGACCAACTCCAGTTATGTCCATACATTACCTCTTTTCAGGGAGTGGATTTGTGTAAGAATCTTTGACCAATTGAAGAACTGTTGAGTATCCAGCAGACTTTGAAAGAATCTTGTGTTTGATTTTTGATATGAGATATTTTCCAGACAAGATTCCATCAATTCTACCACCCTGATCCTCGTTTTGTTCTTGTATAGCCGGAATCGTGATGTTAACAACTTCACCAACTCTTCTCTGTGAATCTCCGTTAATTAAAATTTCCAATCGAATCGCGTTCATTTGTCTTAGCTGAGAACGCCTTTCCAAATCTGTAAGTTCTCGCTCATCAGCAAGATTTGAAAAAGGGACGCCCAGAATGTCAAAAGAACCAAAATGTTTTGGAATGAATTTGATGAAACTACTATATCTTTCGCTATATCTAGGGTTATTGCTTATTCCTGTAGATCCTTGACCACCCCGTCCCGAATTAAAATTGACATGCTTGTGTAATCTATAAAGTCTATCATAATTGAATTTTTGAGTAGTGATTTTTCTCTTCATCAAATCATTACTAATTAACGTAGAACCATATACACCTTGCTCAATATTCTTTGCGATGTTTGGCATGTTCAAAACCTTATAACCTTTAATTTTCCTTAACGAGATAGCATCTTTTTTATCGCCGGGAAGAGTGTCAAGAGAATACTTCATCACAGGTGTAATTGTATTCGGATCAACTAAACCTTCAATTGAAGAGAACACATAAAGTCCATTAGACCTCTCAAAGAAAACGTAATTTGCACCCTGATATTTCTCTGCCCTTGCAACAGAAGTTAACATGTTAAGAGCTTCCAACGGACTCTTATTGTTAATTATTAAACTGCCCTTGTTTTTGGTAGGTTCAACATAAATCTTTGAGCCGCTAATATCTGAAAGTGGAGCAAAAAGATCTTTTGCAATTAAATCATACCCTGTGTCTTTGTATACTCGATTCAATTTTACTTGATCGGCAACAAGTTTTTCGACAGAACAAAATTTCAAGGCGATGGATCGTTCCTTGTCACTAATCATAGTCACATCAACGTTGTAAACTCTACCAACAAAATCAATCTTCTTCTTTTGGGGAGTTTCAAATACGAGTTCAATGATCTCGTCGCCGACCAATTTCATCTCGTTGAACATATCAACTCGATCCAGAATCACAACTTCACCAGTAATAAACTGTGGATCATTACCCAAAAGACCCATGCTTTCGACATAGGTAATACTATTCCAACCTCTAGAGGTTAGATCAGATAATTGCTTTCCACTTGAACTGATGACATTGAACAATCTTACAAGAACATCGCCACCACCATAATTTGAATCATCAGATGCGTGTTCGGGCATTGTCATTTCTCGGATTAATTAAACTGTCAAATTCAACAATAAACTCTGGAACGAGATTCTTCTTCAATAAAACAATTTTTCGGTTATTTTCATTGATATTTGATTCATTCTGATATGCACTTATTCTCTCAGTAGATTCCGCACTCGTAAACGTCTTGGCGGCATACGAGAATGAAAAATCACTTGAGACTTGAAGCCCTTTCGGTATCAACACTTCCCCTTTTTTATATCCATATCCCGCTACTGGTGCAACCAGCTTCCTAGTTTCATAGTGAGAAGTTTCATTAAATGCATTATTCAGAGTTCCATATTTTTTAGCAATGAATTTTTCAAAAGAATCACCAGAAAGGGGAAATTGCCATTGAGGATCACGAATACTATTCATCAAAAATATTACCCAATGATATTGGGCGTAACCATAATATTTGTACGAAACGATTTCCGCAGTCTCTTTATCTTTGACCTCGTACTCATACGAAACTGTTTGATCTTCTCTCGCTTGTAGGGAGGCTCTTACTCTTTTGAATATGTCTGTGACTACTTTATATTTCCCAGAACCATCAAATGTTTCATATGGTACTGTTGGAAAGTAGCCGAAATAATCATTAGGCATTAATAGCCCCCCATAGAAGGATCTTCAGAGAAACTGTCTTTGGTGAGAAGTTCAGATTCTGTAAAGCTCAATGTTAGATCGGTTTGAAGTGGATATCCATCATAGTGTGTATGATTTGTCCCATCTCCACTATAGTTAACACTAACCTGTGTAAGACCACAAGGTTTAATTTTATGAGTTACAGCAGAGTTCCAATATTCAATTTCAAATAACTGTGGATATGTCCAATATCTAAGACCTTCTGCTCCCGGTAAAGTTCCCGGCGCAGAATAGTATTTAAACATCCTGACAATTTTAACAATTTCTCTTGCTTCTTCTGCATTTTTTGGTGCTAGTTTGAAGTCGAAAGAAAATGTTCTCGGTTGGACTCCCTTGAAAAACAATTCAAAATTAGGATTAAGTGCTTGTCCTGCCTGTTTATTGATAAGATCTCCAATCGCCTCATTTCCCAAAGCTGCGCCTGCTGCTCCGGCGACCCCCTCAACAAGTGCGCTTTTTGCAGCATCCATTGCCTTAGTTTCTGACATCAACTGCTTTACTTTTTCAGTACCACCTTCAGCAAAGTCTTTTACCGCACCACCCATCGTACCCAAATTCGAGCCTTCCCA